AAATCAAGGCTCAGACTTCAGTTCTAAGTACCATCGCAGATACTATGAACTCCATTGTGATAGACAATACTGCGAATACTGTGGTAGAACAGCAGACGAAACAAGATGTAAAACAGCAGACAAACCAAGATGTAGAAAACAGAGAAACTCTACAACGCAGTTTCAGGGGAAGTATCGGTGCGTTAGGAAGCAAAATAAAAGAACAGACAGGAATACTTAAAGGTATCTCGAATACTATGTCTGCTGCTTATAACATCGATCAACAACAGCTACTACAAGATGCAGAAAATAGGCTAGAACAAAGAAGAAAAGAAGAAGCTGAAGCTGAAGCGAAAGCCAAAGAAGGAAAACTCGCAACTAAAATTAAAGGTGGCTTACTCGATACATTAAAGAAAGCATTTCTTGGAGCAGCTCTTGTCGGTCTTGTCACTGCAGTGGTTGAAAATTGGAATAAAATCAAAGAAACATTTGAGAAAATTAAACCATCACTTATAAAGTTTAAGGATGCAGTAGTAAATGTCTCTGAAATGATAATACCCCCACTGCTAGAAAATTTTGATACTATAGCCAAAGGTCTCCTTGGTCTTTGGGTTGGCATCAAGGCTTGGAAAGGAATTCAATTAATGGCTTCTGCTATCACAGCAATGAAGGCAGGATTTCTAGCAGTACAGGCGGCAACCATCACAGCTGGAGCTAGATTTTCTGCACTCGCGACATCTATAAAAGTATTTTCTATCGCTGGGTTGACCGCAGCTTGGGGAGGGATAACTGCGGGTCTTCTCGCGCTCAAAGCAGGGTTGTTATCAATTGGGGCAGCAATCGCTCCAGCCATAGCTGTGGCTGCGCCAATAATAGCTGCAGTTGCAGGAGTTGCGCTTGTACTATATGGTCTAAAAAAAGCATTCGAAGAGGCGCAAACTGTATTCGCTGAGACAGAATCAGTCTCTCTTGCAATAACTGAAGGGTTGAGTAAACTTTTCGCAACCATAATTGGTTTTGTTCCTGATCTTTTGAAGAGCGCGACCAGCTGGATTTTAGGGAAACTTGGGTTTGAAGAAGCTGCCGAAGCTCTAGACACCTTCAGCATCACCGACTTCATTCAAAACGGTATTTCTAATATATTCGGAAAAATGAGAATAATCTTCATGAAAGCAATCAATGGCGTTGTATCAATTATAAACGGTTTGCTTGATTGGGTTCCAGGATTCGGTCCAAATACTATAGATCCAGTATTTAACATTGCTCAAGAAGAATTTAAACTAAACCAAGTTGCTGAGTCTCGTAGGGAACGGCAGCAAATGAAATTTAATGAAGATAATGAAGAAACGGCCACCGCAGCCAGAGAAGTTATAGAAGGTGTGGGAAGCGAGTCTGGTGGTGTTGCAGGAGCACAGGTCAACGCACAGTCTGCTCAGGCTGCTTCTGCAGCTGGGAATGTAGTAGTGACAACAGTTGCTCCTACTAATATTAGTGCTCCAACTTCAACAAGCGTGAGTAGCCAAACAAACATAACCCCTGGAGCAACTAGAAGCAGACGAGCCTATCGCGGAAGGCGCGCTCCAGCTTATGCATAAAAAAAGGGCGCCATATAGACGCCCCAAAACAGCAGTAGCAAAAATATTAATCTTCTTCAGCTAATTTTTCAAAGAACGATAAGTTATCATCATCTTCTTCCTGAGCAGGAGCAGCTGCCACTGGGGCAGGTTTTGCTTCGGCGACAGGAGCAGGTTCAAATGGGATATCGTCAGTTTCGTCCATAGCTGTAGCAGTCGGGGCAGTGCCGCCGTCAAGACCAAGAACTCGATTCAACTTAGTTTGTAGTTCAGCATAAGACTTGAAGTTCTTACGATCAAGGAACTCAGCCAAAGAATACAAACCTTCATATGCTTTCTCAAGAGCTTCGTCATCTCCAGCAAGTAGTTCGCTGGAAGAATCAAACTCAGATTTATCATAGTTGCGATAACCATCAACCTGACGAATCTTCAGTTTGAAGTCAGCACCTTCCCAGAAATCGAATGGGTTGATAGCTTGCTCATCTTCAAAAGCTGGATTCATTGCTTCATTCAGCTTGTCAAAGATTTTCTTACCATATTGATACAAGAAAACCTTTCCTTCATTAGCAGGGTTAGCAGGATCTTTGATAACCATAATGTTAGAAATGTACTTGAGTCGTCGCTTCTGTTGACGAGCCTGATCTTTACCAGCATCAGTTCCATTATTCCAGAGCATAGAGTTATACTCAGAAACTGGATCCTTTTCGCCAATAGTGGTAAGAGAGTTCTCGATATACCAGCCACCTTTTCCTTGGAAGCCGTGATCGAATAACCGAACCCATGGTAGATCTTCGCCCTTTGGTTCAGGCAAGAAACGAATAACAGCATAGCCGTTACCTGCTTTATCTACTTCAGGTTTCCAGAAACGATCGTCACCGCTTGGCTTATTGCCAGCAGATAACTTACTTCCTTCAGAGACTAATTTGCTAAGAGAATTAGCGCGAGACTTTTTAAGTGATGCAAATGATGATGCCATAAGTATTTACCTTCTGTATGCGTTGTATTAAGTGTATCCACAATATTCATAATATTGATAGTATCTAATTATATACTTCTTTTGAGGAGAAGTCAACCTCTTTTATTTATAATGCTTGAGAACTATTGATCTGAGTTTCTGCTTATCAATTGGTGAAAATTGATCAAGAAATGGAGAATATTTGTTCATCAAATATAATGCATCATTTAAGATCATATCATCATACTTCTTCCATAACTTTGAATATCTTACCAACTTATCAAGCAGAACCATAGTTTCAATTGAAACTCTTCCCTGCGCAAAGTGTCGATAGATAACTGGATGTCTACCATCAACCGAAACAAACAGATTATCAAACTGTTCTTCGACATCAACTAGATATCCAATATCCTCGGAGAATCTATAGGTTAGCGACTCGACACGCTTTTTCCATTGAGTGAGAACTTCGCTTGAAGCAGTTCCCATCATATCGCCAATCCACTTATTGGTCACGCTAGTGTTACTCACATAGTTGGAGACCAAAAACTTTAAGAAGTCATCGCGCCTAAATCTTTTTGATGCCTTCTCAAAAAAGTATCTATCCTTCCTTGACAAATAAGCATTTTCCTTTGCGTTTGTTTTTCCATTATATTTAAAGAAATCATATGATTCCCGCATAAAGTGCTGACTCACAGCAAGATATGTTTTGTAACATTCAAACCCTGACATCATATCGTCATCTTTCTCCATAATCAAATAGGGAGTCTCGCTCCCTTAGCAAGAAAATTTAAGTCTTGAGCTTCAACTTCCATCTTACCCTTTATCACTGTGTTTAGAAGTTTAGCAGCAACCTCAATTTCCATTTCATTCTTTTCGCACCACCAACAAACTGCATCAATATAACTTATCCTCTTTTCGACAACAACTTTCTCAATTATCCCAGAGAACTTTGCTGTCGTCATCACATCAACCATTGATTACTCCCATCTGTAAAATATATGATCTGCTATTTCTGTAGTCTTTTGCTTTGTAGCTGCCCAGTCAGGCAAAACATAATCGGCATGATAATGAGTTGCTCCTTCTGTTATATCAATTATCATACTACGATTGCGCATATATGTCAATAGCAAGTTTTTTATTTTTCCGAATGATTTCCAATCATCAATCGTATCAAGTTTACCATCACAATACCAACTGAACTGACACTTATTACGAATCGGAACTTGTTCGCCAGTAAGCCAAGATGCTCTGGTTAAACCTTGAGTGACCACGCCCTGAATCGTATTCGGAAATCTAGAATCGGAAACTCTATTTAGTGTCACCATTGCGACCGCCAACTGGCCAGCCACGCCTTGATTCCTTGCTTCAAAATATACATTCTTAGTCAACCAAACAATCTCAGTTTCTTGAACGGTTTCTTCGGCATATGTTGCTTCGGCAAAAGAATAGAAAAAAAGTATTAGAATGGAAATAGCAATTAGAAGTTTCTCTCTCATGATATCGATTCCTTATATAATTTAATTGTATCCACCATGTCCCAGATATAGTTGTCTCTCTTTTCAACAAATACCTGAGCTTCAGGTTCATTTTCAACGCCAATCACAATCACGATCTGATCAATCGGAATACCAGTGCGCTCTTCAAACATCACGCAGTAAGCCGATGCTTGTTGAAAGTAATTCCCGATATATTCTTTCTTTTTTAATTTACCTGCGGTCTTATAATCTATCACTGACAACCTTCCGTCAAACTCAGCGATACAGTCAACTCGCCCAGCTATTCCGAGATAGTCAGAGTATAGTGCGCACTCTTGAGCACGAACCTTACCCAAACGCTTGTCAAGAACTTTTTGAATTGAACGAAACATAGCTCGTTCATGAGGAAGGAAAGATTTTTCAGATAAAGTATTATTTACATAATCCTCACACATCTGATGGACATTCGTGCCTCTTCGGGCAGCTTGAGTGGAGATGCGATTAGCTTCTTTCTCGCCAACTCGCCTTCTCCACTCAGCTATGCCTTCCCTAGACAATATACCAAGTACAGTTGTAACACTGGGATACCATCCTTTCGGTGTTCCATAATAACGACCACCCTTCATGGTCGTGGTATTCAGTTCTTCAAATTCTATAGGATCATGCTCAAACATAATATATTCAAAACAAAAATTTAGGTAATATTATACCCTAAATCCATCTCAAAGTAAACCATTAATTAACTATAGATTCCCATACCATAACATGTTTCGATATATTCCTTAACAAAATCAGATCGAACAATATCAGATGGTGAAAACTCAATATAGTCAAATGACTTCATACGCTTCAGCACTTCTAGGAACTGAGAAATTCCTGACTCTGAATGATAACGCTCTGATGTCAAATCATCCTGTTTACCGTCACCGCTGAATAGAATCCTAGAATTCTCACCCACACGAGTGATCACTGTATTGAGTTCGCCCCAAGATAAATTCTGAAACTCATCAACAAGTATGATAGCATCATCCCATGTAGTACCTCGTATGAAAGATGTTGTAACAAATTGTACCTTGCCTTTTTGTTTCAGTATATCATAGGCATCACCTCGATTGAACATCTGACTGAATAATGCTCGATAAGGTTCTTCATATACCTTAGTCTTTTCTGTAATGTTTCCAGGGAGGAAACCCATATCTCTTGACGGGACTACGCTTCGTACAATGATGAGTTGTTGTTTATTGTCAACCTTATCCATTATATCTCGCATAGCGAGGAATGCTGAGAGGAACGTCTTACCTGTACCAGCACAACCATGAAGAACGGTATTTCTACCGCTATTGTAGGAATGGAATACTTCTGTTTGAGTATTCGTAAGTGGTGTTATTTCATGAAGCAGCAAGCCTGACTGCGAATTTCTCCTATTAGCTTTTCTTTCTTTCTTCTTTTGCCTTTTATCAATATAGTAATCAAACTCAGTAATATTGGTATGGGATGCAAAAGTGGATGACATATCGTCTCCTTAGTTGGATGTTATTAGAAATCCATATTATATCGCCCTTTAGATCGCGAACCGTGTTTGGCTGCAATACTGTTGACTTTGGCCTGCGTTGCAGACCTTCCACCTACTTTATCCGCCAGCGCGGAATTCGGATGAGCCTCAGCAATGCGAGAGAGATTTTCTTTCCATCCCGCATCCTGTTTTGACTCGAAGTTGACACCTGACACCAGAGATGGTGCTGATAGAATAACTGACTTTACTTGAGGATTCAATTCTAAGAACTTTTCTTTCTTACTTATACTTAACATAAGCGTGAATTGATCTCCAGTTTCTTTATCTTCAAAATCATATAATGGCATTTGTTTCTCACTCCGCATCTTCAAATGGTAAATAATCTATAATCAGATTGATCCTATATTTATCTCCATCATTTATTACACCATGTGGTTTGGCATTATTTAATTCATATATTTTACCAAGCTCATGATGAAAGTCCTCGCCATCCACGCGAAATACAGTTCCCTCATTTAATTGCAAAGGTAGGTGAGTTCTTTTCACAGCCATAAGCGATCTTCCCCCATCTGTATGCATGGGTATAATTGTATTTGGTTTAAGCCGAGTAATTAAGACTCTTAAAAAAATACCATCCCCAAAGAAATTAGAATAGATGGGCTTCAGTGATTTTAGTATATTATCAAACGAAAGAAGATTATAGTTCCTTTCGTTTAGTTTACCTACTGTATTATCTGCTAATGATTCGCGATGCCACATAATCACCAAGGTGTGTGTATTAACATGCGCTCTATATTTCTCTTGCCGTGACACATCTTCAAACCAAAGAGACTCATCTACCTTCAATATATCCTGAGCGAGCTGAGTATAGTCCCAAGATCCAACCTCTCGCATCTTAAATGGAAGCGCTCTTTTTTTATCTTTCGCTATACCCATTCTGTCGAATAGCCTATAGTAGAAAAATCATTTTCATACAATTCTCTGACTATATCTTTAGCTTGTTCTGTATACATTTCTTCCTTACGGGGCGTCATGCGTGCTCTATTTATATGTGGGAGTTCTGGAATATTCAATCCATCGCTGAGTTGATTCAACTCATCAGATATTCCGTTTTCTAGTTTTATATATGTACAACTAGAATTTGACCAAGATACTTGAGGCACAAAAAACCTAGCACCGCGTGAAGACTTTTCTGGAACAGTTCCATCATACTGAAGCACTTCTCTTATGAATTGGGGTTCCGAATTTGGTAACAGATTGATGTGTTCTTTTAAAGAAATCAAAAAAGACTCAAATGTCATATCCCTTAACGGTGAATGAATTCTTTGTGCATGAAGAAATCCAGACAAAGCTCTATTAAATGGATTTCGAGCTGTTTGATAGATTTTCCAGTTTTCAATATCATCAATAGAATAAAAGTCTATAGATTCTTGTAAATACATGTGAATATGGTCACACGCTCTTCGCGAATAAGGCTCGAACTTGCCTTGTTTCGTTTTGAAAATTGATTCTAATGATCTTGTTCCAGTCTTAGGAGGAAGTAAAATAAGTTCCTTATCTATTTTATTAATAATTGCCAAAGCTCGTTACCTCGATAGTGTTAAGAAGTGTTTTAGACATCCGACAAGATTTCTTGCATTCTTAATTTTCTTATAATTGGTCTAATATTTTTTCTAGGCTTCTCCATAATTGCATGTAATTTTGTTTGAATGCTTTCTTCACCCTCACCATCAACGATCGGCAAATCAATAACCAAAGATTCTCCATCCCCAAGATCAGCAGCGTGCCTAGCGAAAGTTCCATCGGGTTCTGTTATAATTTCGTATATATAAGTATTACTATTATTCATGTGAAATACACCGTTTGTGTTGATCCCGCAGAGACCCAGTCAGCTACTGGGAAATTCACAGTTCCATTGCGGTCTGCAGTGGCGTTAGTATTCCAACGCCAAGCCGTGACGGCAGTGCCGCCAGAGGTATATGTTAAGAAACTATCAGCGTCAGTTCTGTTGTATGTAGTATTACCAATGGCCATTGATGTCCACCCAGCGTTACTGTGAGTTCCAACAAGGGCAAACTGAACATATCGGTAATCGTAGGTGACGGTATCAGAACCGCCGAATGGTGGATAATCCACATTATAACTTATATACTCAGTGATATCGAAGAATTGTGGTGAACCTGAAATCAGATCAAATGTATCGCTTGCGCTAAAAGTTGGCGATCCGTGGTAGGCATAGCCAGAGTTGCCAGTGGCACCACCATAGTATGTGTAGTAAGTATAACTAGCTCCATCCGCATCCACAGTGAATGAAACCTGATCGCCTGCTGATGCGTTTCTAAATTCGCCTATTGAAATTTGAGAACCTGATGTTGTATTGATGCCATCAGATCCAGCATAGGTTGGATCTGGGTTGCCAATTGCTCTGACATCAGCATCATTCAGTGATACTTGAGTACCTGAAGTTCCACCAACTTCAACATGGATTGCGTTCAAGGATAAATTTGTTGTGGGTAATGCCATTCTTCTATATTCCCTTTATAAAATCGGTCATAGATGACTCCTTCATTTTAAATAATATCATATTACCAGGGGTATTATTCTACAATAAAACTAACCAACCACTTCGCAATTGGCGCTGGGAAATTCTCTGGAGAAACAACGAATATAATTGCGTTAATAACAACAACCTTTATTAGCAACGCCACAAAGGTCAACCTTACCAAAACTGATGGTGACGCTTTTAATTCGCCTTTTGCTATTTTAAGTAGTGGAAAGTTCCACTTTCCGTTTTCGATAAACATCACTCATCCTCCTCGATTTTCACAATAAAATTGGCCATAGGGGTGCGGTCCGGCACCCCCTCTTGCATTGGTCTATGTGGTTCAGATTGCTCTCTCGCCGATACCGATACAGGAAACGCGCCTGCGTAAATGCGGGATTGTATGCTTCTGTGCATTGCGGAATCTCTTACTGTTGTTATGTATCCCCATTTATTGAAACCAAGCGCCTTTCTGTAACTAACTCGCGCCTGTTTTAATTCTTCAGAGTAGAGCCAAGACCTAGATCCTGAAGCGTCTGGGGAAATCAAAGCAAGCAGTACGGTGGGCTTTTTGCCATTTTTGTCGATCACCTTACACAGCATCAGCCCAAGCAACAGCTCGTCGTCTCGTACTTCGACTATTAAGTTTTCATCGATTGACAATGACAAATCAAATTGGTTGCGAATATGCGCTTTCTTTTCATCGTCAGTTTGAATCTGTGGTGTGTCTGCCCAAGGAAAAGTTCCAGCATTCATTGCTTCAATTGAATCTGCATAGAGTTTATCAAACTCGTCATCGTTTATATTTGTAGCTGTTCGTAAAGTAATCATGTTATTGTTACACTAAAAGTTGTGCCAGATGTAAGCGTGCCGAATGGGTTTGAAAAGTTAGTCTGAACGCCAGTGGTTGGGTGCGTGCCTCCCCATTGCCAAGTTGTGTAGTCATATCCGAGTGCATAATCACTGGTTGGGTCATCTTCGTACTGCGTGTAATAATCGGCGCTAGTACGGCTTATTGTTGTCGAGCCAATTGTTATTGTTGACCACCCCGAATCTGAGTAGAGTCCTTGTATCAGAAAAAAGAAACAGGTGCCGCCACTGTAGCCGAATAACGCGTTCTCGTCCCAGTAAAAGTTAAGTATGGGTGCATTACTTAGGTTATCAAAAGTGGTATCTGTCAAAGACCCAAAAAAGAATTCTCTAAATCCCACCCGATCAAAGTAGTTAGTAGTTCCAGTGCCATTTTTTGACAATGTTGTTGATGCATATTCCTGATATCCTAATGTTAAAGTCGCAGAATATTTTTCTGATGCGTCTCTAAATTCGCCGAATGAAATTTGAGAACCTGATGTTGTACTGATACCATCAGATCCAGCAGAGACTGTGTTTGAGAAATTAATTCCTCTGACATCAGCATCGTTCATTGATACTAGAGCGCCTGAAGTTCCGCCAACCTCAACATGGATCGCGTTCAAGGACAAATTTGTTGTGGGCAGTGCCATTCTTCTATATTCCCTTTATAATATTATAACGAATCTATTTATATAAAAAATGAAGTTCGCCCATCCGCTCGCTTTCTTTTTCTTGGTTGCAGGTCAATGCCCTGCTCAAGCATTTCATCTCTCTTTTGTATGAAATCATCCATCCTTTCTGCCATTCTTTCTATCATATGTACTGACATAGGCATAAGATCATTCGGTCCCCTCACATACAGTTCCGGAGATCCATATTCCAAGGATTCTTCTTTGGGTAAATATTTATTAATCTTTTTAAAAGAATCTCGATTGGCTTCCACAATCGCATCATATGTTTCTTGACTCATTTTTATTCGATCTGCTTTCACATCAGGAAACTCTTTCATAAAAAAACCAACTGGTGGGAGAAGTGCTGAATCTGGCTCGTCCCCAGCAAAGAACCCAAAATTAAATTCCATTTGATTCAACAGCCTTAGATATTCATTTTCTGTATGAGTCAAACTTCGATTTATTCTTTTTTTGCTTGGTAGAACCAAATCGTCCATTGGTAAATTAATTGAATTGCAAAATGTTTCCAACAAATCATCCTTATGTTTGGAATAGTTTTTGATTATTAACTGAAACCCCAACTCTTTCGATTTGTCAATCCAATCATTTAAAAAGGAATGGATTGAATATACATTCTTTTGAAGAAAGGTATCTATATCTTCCGCACAACCGCCCATTTTTAAAACTTGCGACCAACCAGATATAGAGTACTCCATCAGATCTCTTGTGAAACAGATAACAGTCAAATTATATTCTTTGGCTAATTTATTCACTATTTTTCCTTCATATCTTCGAATCAAACTTCTAAAGAGAAACTCTCCACTTAATAGCAATGTATCCCTTCCATCAAAAGGCAAATCATCTGGATAATACTCATAATCAGAGGATAATGAGAATATTCCACTGTGTCCAGCAGTGACATCACCAGAACGAGCCGATTTCATTATTCTTCCAAAATCAGGATATGTTATTCCTAGTGATGATAACAATTCAATATTCAAAGCAAGTACTGATTGTATATAAGAAGTGCCAGTCTTACCATGACCAATGTGTACAATTAAGTTCTTCTTCATGATGCGATCGAAAACCATTCTGGAATCGGACGCTTACTCCAAGTCATACTAAATCGATTCTGCTTTGTTTCATAGAATCGGCGATAACTCTCAACAGGATCTTTTAACATACACTCTGGATTACTACCCATCGCGAGCTTAAATGGAGTCAATTCTCCTTCGGGTATATTATTGGGCGCATGAATCAGCGCATCTCTTAGCTTTGTCTCAGTAGCATGAACTCGATGATATCGATGCGTGTACTCATCGCACAATGCCATAAAGTGTACATAATGCCATGTATAATTGGCACTCGACTCCATCGTCCATACTGTACAGGGATGATTCATATGAACTGCTTTATATAGGATTCTCTCTCTACTATCTGGCAACTCCCAATACTTACTCATAGTCTTACCTGACTTTGACTTTCGTCTATCCATCTTACCATCTAGAATACGATGAGCAGTCGAAAGCATTTGAGCACTCTCTACTATCATCTTCACCACATGTTTATCGCACTGCTCTTGAGCAGCAACTACAGGATCTTCATTCAGTATAAAGATATTCATGGCCTCTCCCACCAAGCCTCTCTCTGTCGACATTCAGTTTTATTCGCTTCCTTCTTCTTATCCTGATGTGTAGCTGGCTTATGAATCTTATCCATATTTTTCTTGGCAGGATTTTTTTTATTAAAGATAGCATCCCAGTTATCATCAAACTTTTTTTGATTCGACACTTTCCGTTGCTTACTCCCCTTACCACCATGCCAAGAACTCATTGTAATATACCTATTAATAGTGTGAAAGTCATGACAGTATTGAGAATGATCAGGGCACGATCCTTCCAAGCTATGCTCACGCATAACCAAAGAGAACTGCCCAATAAACTCAACCATAAGTCATACATATGATATGCTTCACCAGCGCTTCGCATTGCTACAGCAAATAATATTATAACTGAAGCAATCCATTTAGTCAACCATATTCCATTACTTTCTTCTCTCATTATTCTGATTCCCATTCCTTTACGCGAGTAATGCTTTCTTTTATTTGTTCTTCCGAAACACACTCCTCAGTAAAGAGTTCTACTATCTCTTCTTCGGTATCATATAGCTTCTCATTCACTATAGTCTCGGTCAGAAATTTCTGTTCCATCTCATGCGCCTCTTCGCAAGTAACTACATCAAGGGCATATTCTAATGGATGTTCCTCTCCCAACTCAACACAATACTGAGTCCGAAAGGTTTGAATACAGGTAACTACAGCATACTTCATTTTGTCTCATCCTCTTCTTTTGGTGGATTTAATACACAATAAACTAGAGAAACGCCAAGTAATGTAAATAGATTACCAAGTATAACAGAAATTATCATATCAAACATTTATCTCTCCTATCGAAACATATCATATATCAGATAGAATAACAACAAAACATTTGCTGCCATCAAATTGCCAAGAAATACAGCTTGCGCCATTTCGGTAACAGTCATCGTATTAACCTCAGCATATTATTTAGACCTTTGCTCATCTGAATATCTTTCAGAACCTTCGCTCGGAATGGAGTTCGAAGAGAAAGTAATATCTCTTTTATCTTCTTACTCTCAGCTGGCGTGACAATGATCGAAGCGCCATCATCTGTCAATACCGTATTGACTGGCTTAAACCGATTCGGCTTCACTACCTCACGAGCAGACTCACTATCTTCAATCTTACCTAACTGATCCCACATAGGCATCTGTAGATAATCCAAATCAAACTCATCATTAAAAAACAACTTACCATTCATATTAATGTCCCACATGTATTCCAAAGAAATAACCCAATAAGAAGAAGATTGGTCCAATGATCAATAAGTCCATTATAAAATGTAAAGCAAAGGAGAGAGCAAATATCTCTTTCCAATGTACCTTACATATATCAAGCCATTCAGTCAACTTCTTCATATACTTATACCACCTTCTTAAACTTTCTTCGACTTTTACTAAACTGCGTCATAGGAGTACTCAGCTCAATCAACTCATTGGATCCTTCCTTTATATACGCAACCAACGCTCCCTTCTGATTGAGTATATAAGTGTGATTCGGATACTTCCAATCCGTCACTTCCTTCCACCAAGTATATCCATCAGTACCCATGAGTTATATCCTCATAACTCTCATCATAAGGTTCTTCTGGCGCATCAGGAGTGAGAGAATCATACGCCATCATTTCTTCATACTCAAGATAATCTTCCACTAGAAATTCTCCTGAAATACTAGATAGTCAATACGATCCTGAACTACTCGATCGACCATCGCATCAAAAAGCGGTCCAAGGTCTGAATCTTTCAACTCAGTTAAGAGATCTGATACTGTCATATCCAGCACATCCATCAGCATCTCATCTTGCTTCATTTCCATATATTCATTACTCATCTTTCAACTCCTCAATAATATAACCAGAACGACCAATAGCCAATAATGCTCTATAAGCACTTTCAGCATCTTCA